GTTTTGTACCGTTCATCGCTCCGAGCAGATAAGCGGAATGATCCTGTATGGAATCTTCAATACATGGATATTTCCTGAACTTTGCCCGGATCCGGTAGACGCGGCCGTTCTTGTCCTGCTCTTCTGTCACTTTTTCATAGACTGAGACTCTGTCCCAGGAGGATCCAGCCCAGGCATTGCCAGAGAGGATCTGCTTCATGCCGAAGCAATTATTCGCTTCAAGTGCGAGATCAGTGCTGCAATATCCGCTTTCGAGAATCATCTGAGCTGTCGTGACCGATGGGAGGATTCCGCTCTTGTCTGTATCATGAACCAGATCGAGCAGGAACTTAGCTCTGGATTCCTCAGATCCGATGGCGTTGACCTGGACTGCCTGCGTGCTGGTTGTCTTGAGATTCTCAGGATTTTCTTGAGTTTCTCCAAGTGCAGCAGTCACCCGTGTGGCCAGATAGCTCATCCGTGCCATCATCCAGGCGCCCGGGCAAGCCTTGTTGGCGAACCATCTGTGGACGGTCAGCACCATCTCGTCAGGCTTCGGAGAGTAGGCAAGCGTTTTTGCCTTGTCTCCGAACCATAGCAGTTTGGTCTTGCCATTCCGCTTGCAGATGTCGGTGCATAACTCAATCAGCTTCTCGTAGACCACATCACGGAAAGCATACGGATCAGCCTTGTTACTGGCGCACTCTATCGTGACTGCCCGCTGATCATTCTCTCTGGAAGAACTGCACCATGACCGCTGGCTCTCCGGAACGATCAGTCCGACTCTGGCGTCAGCACCGATCACGTAATTGCAGGAAGCCTGTGTACTGGAATGGCTGAACCACTCGCCTGCCGACTCGACCGACATCTGTCCTACGATGCAGTGCGGCGTAATCCGGTCAATCACGTGCGTCCGCGCCCCGCTATTGCATGGACTTAGTTTTGTATAGGATACAAGCGCAGAATCACTCATCCGGCTCCTCCTCAAGGTCTGCAGGTTCTTCAATCTTGATCTGCTCGCTATTCATCGTCTGTACAGCTGCCTCAATCAGTGTGCTGATCTGGTCATCTGTCATGGTGATGCCTGCTCTGCTGAGCGCGGATCTTACAAACTGCTCTGCCAGGTCCTTCTTCCCCTGTCCATGAATTGCCTCTGCTGCTGTCTGCTCTACTGCCCGGACTGCAGCATCTGCAACATCCATAGCCCATGACCACTTTGTCTGCCGGACTTTGGCTTCAGCCTCCGCGTACTTCCCCTTCAGATACGGAATCGCCTGATTCACGATCACTCCGATCAGGGCCGTGATCACTGCCAGCAAAACCTTATATATCAGATCATTCATCCTATTACCTCCTGATATTGTGAAGCAGATATAAAAAAGCGGTGACATATGCCACCGCCGTAATTATGTTTATTGTTATCATTACTTTATTCCCCGTTTTGTCAGATATTCCTGCATCTTGTTCCGCTTTTCCTTCAGATCCTCGATGTTATCTCCTGAGATCTGCGCGTCCATCATCGCCAAAATGCACTGCTGCGTGATAGTTGATCCTTCATCCAGATACTGGAAATGCTTGTCTCCGTCCTCAAGCCGCTCAGAGATCTTGTCTACTCGCTTTTCAAGCGAATTCAGACGGTCGTTCTGTGTCTGCTCCGGAGCTCTCAGGAACTTCCCGAACGTGTAAATGAGTGTAACTACTGTTGCTCCGCTTATGATCAGCTGCAGAATGGTAGTAATGGCTGTTACCTGTGGTGGCATGCTGTCTTCTCCTCTGTGATGTCTTCCTTCTATTTTTGGATGGGTCGCTATTCATACCCCTTAAGCGGTGCGTACCCACATATACACGGCTAGATACGGTGGCATGTTGTTATGCGGCGCCGCATTTTGATTAGAAGTATATGCTCCATATATGTTGCCATCGCTGAGCTTAGTCGATACTCTTGGATTATAGGATCGGTCAGAAAGCCACATTCCATTCTGCACAACTTCTTCCATTGTAAGTGTGTGCTGTGCCTCACCGCCTGTGCTTCCTGCCGCATAGGTGTCGCCTGCCGCTAAAAGAAATTGATCTTTAAGTCGTTCCCATGTACCGCCGATAAATGTGCCCGGATTTGTGTCATTGACTGACAGGTAGATGGAGCCTACAGGATATAATTGTGCTAAACCGTTGTTTAGCGTGTCGATTTTCTCATTCGCCGCATCGATCTGGTTTTTCAGATTTCCTGCGGCGTCACTGTCGAGTGTCCCCTTAACATCCTCAAACCATGAATCAAACTGAGCCTTGACGGTCGAGAAATCGATCTGGCTTACTGTTCCGGTGACCAATCCGCACACACTGGAGTCAGTCCTCATGTCTGTGATATTTTTCTGCGTGATTTCTGTTGCACCTGCCGGAACATCAATTTCCGCAAGTACGAGCTGATAAGCCGCCGCCGTGCGAACCGGAGCAGTTGCCTTCGGAGATGCACTGTAAGTGCCTGTTACGACTTTGACCGTAATTTCACGGTCAGAATAATTGCATTCAGCCACAACCGTGTCTATTCTTTCATATGTTCCACCAGCTGTTGCAATCGTAAGTGTCGTCGGGGTCGAGAAAAATTTTACTTTCCCCTCGATATTGACATAGCCTGAGCTGACAGAAACCGTCATGCCACCGGAGGCAGTAACTGCAAGGTCTCCGTTGAAGACTCCAGTTGTATAGAACTTTTTCAGCCATTCGGAAAAATCATTCGCATCATACACCCGGTCGCCGTTCTGGCTGTTCCAGAATAATCCGTGTTCGTTCGCCATCGATTAACCCTCCACGATTGAGAAGAATTTACAAGTCTTGTCAAGAATCATCCTCTGTACAGCATTAACCAGCTGGCCACTCAGGTCAATATACTGGCCTTTTCCAAAATCAATACAGATAACCTGCGTCCCTTTAGCCAGTGTCGCAAAAACAAATTCTGGCTTAAGCTCTGAAATTGTCATTTATAATCCTCCTCAAATATCGCTATCAGTCCAGTCAATGGTTTCCGGTATCGGAGTGCCGAATGTCAGTGAGACTTTCAGCGACCCATTCTCATATACTTCTGTAATTTCGACAATACGCTCATCTATCTCGATTCCGTACCGCTCCTTACGGATCGTTACCAGGTCGCCCAAATCATAATCCGTCTTATACACAAAGTTACCGACCGGATTTACAAGCGTGTCAATCGACAGGGCGACTGGCTCAAGATGATCCACACCTCTCTGCTTCAGTGCCGCCTGATATTGTACCGTAGTAAGGTTATCGGTCGTTACATCAGAAGCAGATACAAAAGTCTCCCGTCTGTCCAACCCTGTCAGAGTATCGTCACCGCTGACTACATAAGTTCTTGATGTTCCTGTTCCGAGGCCTCCGACATAGCAAACATTGGTATACAGTGTGTCATTCTGTACATAGTCGAATTCTTCAAGGTTCCCGTACTGGTCGGAAAAGAGCACCCACGGCCGGTTTTTCTGCGTTGTGGTATGATCTTCGCCCTCATATACTTCGAAATATATTCTCTTCGCTGAGAAATCCGGGCGAAAGCGGAAACCTGCTTGCAGATACTTGGCGAGCTTCTCCTCATACACAAGAAGATTTTTGTATGTCGCCTGAAACGTGATCGACTTCGTAAACCCGTGCGCATCCGCAAGCTCCACTCTCGGAATTTCAGCCGCTCCTGAAAGGATATTCCGCATTGCCGTTTCTGCATTGCCGTTTTCCGTATGGAAAAATGGCCGGATCAGCCGCCTGTCCATGTAGCAAGACAGGAAGCGGCCCTTTGCGATAATTTCAGTTTTTGTAGCCGCATCATGGATTTCTAGATCCTCTATGACTGCTGCCTCTACCGCACCTTTCAGATAGACCAGGTTTTCACGCTTAAGCAGTAATAGGCTGTTTTCAGTAATCGGGCAGTGAAGCTCGACTTCTCCGGGTGAGTAATACCGTCTATGCCATTGCAGGGAACTCGCCGCATCGATAATCCCCTGGAAATTCATGTCACGGTCATAAATCCTTATTTCTGGAGTAGCTGAGATCATGCTGATGTGTACCTTATCCTATATGTAATCGTAATTACCATGGAATCGATCCCGGATGCGGCGGAGTAGCCTATGGTATTGTCACCTCTATGGAGCTGAATGAATGTTGAATCATCTGCGAGGTATTGCGATATATTTGTTCTGGTTCCATTCCGTTCGAGGAATATCTTTTTATTGTTGTCAGCAGTCGTAATGATTATTCTGTCTCCGGCAACCATATTGAGCGGCATGGAATCTGTACCAATTTGGATATGTTCGTTGCTCTCTACCCTAGTTACTTCCGGATTTTTTACCGCACCGGATGCCTCAATCGTAATCGTAATCCCGATATTATCAGAACCTATCTCGTCTTTAATATCCTGCAAGCGGTTTATCTGTCGGTAACCGAGCTCCTCTTTCACGGAAGTAAACTCATGCGCGAATGTGAAGTTCGGGACAAACGCCGCCAGAGTGACGGAATAATCCTCGAGGTCATAGAAATACGGATCAGGACATATCAGAGAAATCTGATACCTTCTTGCGGAATAGATTCCGTCAGAAGTCAGCTTTTCCACATAGTAGTCCGTCTGGCGTTCTTCGTCTCCGTCACGAAATATTAGTGTCCCTTTGCTTTTCGGAGGAAACAGGGAAAGAAGGAACTGACGGTTAGCAAGATGATCATTCAGATCCCGAAGAGAAAGAACGATATTTCTCGATTGAAGAACCGATGATTGATACGTCGCTCCGTCCGTCAGCGTGTTCTTTGTAATGTTCACCTGCGCCGACTGTTCATAGATCCCGGAGGCATCCTCGAGAAGGAACGGCGAAAACTCTTCCTCTCCGAATACGCCTTTGATATTTTCGGCTGTATTAATGCAAGTAATTGTCCGCATTTTACACCGTCCTTAATCTCAGTACCATCTGCCTGTTTGCGTTTCGTGTCTGTCTTGCGATTTCCGACGGGCTAAGTTCTGTCGGCGCATTGATTGTCAAATTCTGAACGAATCCTCCGGAACTCCCTACTGCTGTCTTGATATCGCTTAGCAGCGCATTTTTGCCGTAGATAACCTCGTCGCCTTTTTCTCCGCCTCCGAGCCAGTTTCCATTATTATCCATTCCGAATATTGTTGGCCGGTTCAGAATCATTGGGCGGTTCATGGCCTTTGCGTACCAATCGACGGAGAAATGTGGAAGAGAGCCTTTGCCACCGATGCCGAATGGTGCCTTGCCTCCGCTGACACTGATATGCGGAAGTTTCGGTTTTGGTATGTTAAGGTTGAGGCCTGAGAAGAACTTGGACACCTTGGACGTTACTGTCTTTGCGGCTTTCTGCACACTGTCAAAAACACCTGTAGATATCTTTTTAATTACAGGAGCGGGGCCTTCGAAAAATCCTTTGATCCCAGACCATGCTGTTTTTGCGGCACTCTTTGCGTTGTCCCATGCGGTTGTCGCAATTTTTTTAACGACAGGGGCCGCTCCCTCGAAGAATCCTTTGATTCCAGACCACGCCGTTTTTGCGGCTTTCTTTGCATTATCCCATGCAGTTGTCGCAATCTTCTTAACGACCGGGGCTGCTCCCTCAAAGAATCCTTTGATTGCTCCCCATACTTTGCCTGCCGTAGCTTTGGCTTTATTCCATGCACCGGTGGCAATTTCCTTAACAGATATCTTACCGGTAAACAAGCCGGTGATCGTGTCCCATGCAGTTTTTGCAAAATCTGCCACCGCACCGCATACGGTCGAAATCGTATTGGATATCGCACTCCATGCGGTATTGACCGCATTCCGGAATTTTTCGTTATGCTTGTAAAGTTCTACTAATGCGATTACGGCTCCGCCTATAGCCGTAACAACGATACCGATAGGATTCGATAATAATCCAATCAATCCCGGCCCGGCCTTCAAGGCAGCTCCTATCGTGGTAAACGCCGTGTGGATTGTATTAATAGCAATGATAGCGTTTGATATTCCAGAAATAACAGGACCAATTGCAGCGGCAACAAGTGCAATTTTTATAATCGCATCCTGCATTCCGGGAGAAAGATTGTTCCACGCATCCGTAATATTCGTAACGACGCCTGACAGAGTATCAAGAACACTCGCCAGAGTAGGGCCGAAAGCGTCAACCAGATCAGAGCCTAGCAACGCCAGCTTGTTTGTTACGATTGAGAACTGATCCATTGGGTCAAGCGTTTCCGTAAACGTGGAATCAACAGAGCCTTCGAACCCCTGCAAACTTCCGTTGAAATTCTGTAAGTCAATCGTTCCGGAACTGACAGCGTTGTAAATTGCACCTCCGGCTTTCGTTCCGAAAAGTTCGTATGCGGCCTGCAATTTCTCAGCGTCGCTCTTGTTGGAACCCATCGTCTCAGAGAATTCTGACAGCTTGTCCTGAAGAGTTGTTCCATCCTTCGAGGCGTTTTTCATTGCTGTCTGAAGTCCTCTCATCGCCGTAGATGAATCAATTCCGGCTTTGTCCATCTGGCCGAGCATATTTGCGGAATCATATGCGTTCAGGCCCATGGCCTTCAGCTGCGGCGCATTCTTGGTTAATTCAGTTGTCAGCGTACCAACATCAACACCAGTCTGCTGACCTACAGTGTTCAGAGCATCGAGGAAACTTCCGGCATCCTTTGTCTCCATCCCAAATGCCGCCATCGCACCCTGAGTATTGTCGACAGCAGTAGATACGTCCTGATCATTTAGGCTGGCAAACTTTATAAACTTCGTCGATAAGTCTTCGAGGCTGTCCCCGGTAAGACCAAACCTGGTATTAACCTCTCCGATAGCGTCTCCGGCTGTTTGAAAATCAGTCGGCATCGTTTTGGCAATACTCTTCGCCCTGTTCTGCATATCCTTCAGGGCATCACCGGAAGCTCCGGTTTTCGTCGTGACAGTATCCATCGCGTCGTTTACTGATTTCCAAGCGACAACGGAAGCGGTTGCGGCAGCCGCGACAGGAACGGTGATTCCCTTTGTCATTGCGGCCCCGGCATCGCCCAATCCCTTAGTTAGGCTCCCACCGAGTGTCTTTCCGCTCTTCTTTCCGGCCTTATCAGCCGCAGTGTCGGTCGCTCCGGTAAGTTCTTCTGTAATGGTCTGCTGTGACCCCTCCATCGAGGGAATTATGGTCACATAGGCTCTTGCGACTTCTGTTCCTTCAGCCATTGTTCTCTTTCCTCCCTCTTTCGGGTGAACCAGTTCTCAAGTTCCTGCACCGGAAGCGGTTTTGACCCGTAATGCTGTACGTTTTCATCGTTGTTCTTGCGTTCGAACGGCCTCGGATACGGCTTTATCCGTTTCGATGCTTTCCCGGTCGCAATAGCAATCATATTTGCATTCAGCTGGTTCAGTGCGTCATAGATATCCGCAAGAATCAGATTTGTTTTCATGATTGTTGACCATCCGGCCTGCTCCGGCTTATTCTCTCTTCCCATTGCAGAGTCGACGTCCAGATTTCCGATAAAAGACGGCAGGGCATTCCATGGAAGCCTGCCGCCTATATCATCAATACTGTACCCGGTTCGAGTCAGAAGGTCATATTCGAACGCCCTGCGATGATTTTCGATAAAATCCGCAAGGCTTACGATTCCCCCAGAGACGTTCCGTCCTCTTCGGTTTCGAGTTTGATTGCGTCGAAGATAACAGACAGGTCTGACATGCGGAGGGAATTGAATACATCCTCAGGAATGAACCGCTTCACATAGTTCATTCCCCACTCTAGTTCACTGTCCTCCCCGTTTTTCGACGCTTCCTTGAGTTCCAAAACGTCCTTAACAGAAAGCTGAGACAGAAACGGGATGCCGTAATGTTCCCCGTTTATCTCAACATCAACCGTCTTTATCTGCTTGTGGTCGAGTACAATGCTCATATATTACGCTCCTGTCTTTGCTCCATCGTCAAAGATAATCTTCCACCCGTCTTTCAGCCCCTTGAACGTGGTAGTCCAGTTGATAGCCGAACCAGGTGCGAAGGAAACATCGGAAACAGAATCAATCTGTCCATATTCGCATCCGATCATGATTCCGGTATCTCCGTCCTTCATCAGGAACAGATACGCTTCCGGATCCGGAAGAGAATCCGCAGAGATGTTGACGGAAATCAATGCGCCATGGCTTGCGGATGCCGCTGTGGTCGTGACGTTATCCTCTCCAAATACGGTTTTGAGTGATTCTTCCGTCGTGTCCATGATGGGAGCTTCGATAGACTCTCCGTGGTCAGTCATGATGGTTCTTTTCGTCTGCTTTGCCCAGTTCTTAAGGTCTTCGGTAGACCTGTCCATCTTCAGACTAATTCCGTCTTCCGTAATGTCTCCAACCTTTACCCACGCCTTGTCGAGCGTAGCGAACGGAGAATCCGGAAGTTTCGTTCCTGCCGGAGCATGATAGAACATGCCAGTTGCAGCGCCTGCACCAAGAATTACTTCCTGCATGTGTTATTCCTCCTCAATGTTTGCGTTTTCCTCATGCGCTGTTATTAAAAGCGTTGCGGAAAACATAGCCAAATCCGGCCGCACTGGGTCATTCCCCCATGAACCGGACGAATTAACAATAACGTTTCTGATTGCCGTTGTCTGTTCCTTTGCCGTCTGCTTCAGAATGCCGACAGCATTCCGAAGCGTTTCGCCTGCTTCAACTACCGTTTCTGCTCTGGCATCGATTACAACGGTGAACGTGTCGACGGTGTTAGATGTAATGCCGCCAGCCTGAGTGATAAGTATGTTTGGGAGCGAGTATTTCGCCGGAAGCGGTCGAACGTACGCCGTCAGATATGGCAACAGGGCTTTTCGAACCTCGTCCTCAATATCAATCTGCCGTTTAATGATCATGGATGTACTGCCCCCGTCAATACTTTGTTCTCTGACTCTGCCTCTGCTGCGGCATTATCAATCGAGGTAACGAAGCCAACATACCGTCCGCCGCCATATCCTCCGGCAATGACATTCGCCGAGAATCCTTCTGAATCGGCAGGCGCTCCGGCATTTGCATTCGCCTGAATGGTATTAGCTGTATTTTGTACCAATTCTTTTGTTCCGGGTGAAAACAGGATATCTTTGAACCCCTGTGAAACAAACTCGATTCGCTTCAACCCTTTTATCATCCCTGCCACCTCTCAAGATTCAGCTGAATGTGGTCAAGCCCTCCGGTCGCAGAAGGCCACTGAAGAACATCGCCGTTTATCGTGTAGACGTTTCCACAATAATCAATACGGTCTCCGGCTTTTACATCCGCACCAGGCGGAGCATACACCGTCAGACCGTCCATAATACCGGCGATACGTCCGTCCTGAGTGAGCGACGTTCCGGCAGGCTGAACAGAACAGTGAGGAATATCCAGGCGTACGGAATTATCCCAATCAGGAACGGTCGACCCTCTCAGGGTTTTCGAGCCCGGACGGACTCGTGTGATAGTCTGTCTCCAGAATGAAGGAATCATCAGAACATCCCCTCCAATCTGTACGGAGCGAGAATCTCCTTGTCAGAATCAGACAGCTTCGATGACATGACGTTCTGAATCCATGCCGCCGAATATGTTACGGACACTCCGCCGGATGATTCCGACTGGATGCCATAAGAGTTCGACAGGGAGTGCGTGACATGATGTGCCATCAGTTCCTTGATGGCTTCCGCCATTGCGTCACTCAGCCCGGCCTGATAATCAATGACGATTTCCGACCAATCAGAAACAATTCCGACGTTTGCGATGTGAAGAACACCGTTCGATTCAATGTAATATTTTTCAACCACATTTCCGTCAACGGTAATATTGTCCACATCGGTTACGTACCGAGCCGGTAACTGTACCTGGATGACCGTCCCACCCTTAATGAGAGATATCCGTTTATCCATTCCGCGATACTTGCATTCGCAGGCCAGATTCCCGGCAAGATGCCATCCGACATAACTGCGGATACCGCTCTGTGACGCTTTCAGTTCCGAAGCAATACGGATGTCCTCGGCAAACTTCTCCGCAGTCATGATGTTAAATTCGTCTTCCGTCAGGATATCTGGCAACGTATCGACACCCGTCAGAGTGTATCCCCAATTAGTCAGAATCATTTTCTTGCACCTCTTGCGGCTTTATTCACCGGTTTGACAGCTTTGTTCGCAGGTTTAACAGATTTTACCGTTTCCGTTACCTCGGCAGCTCCTGAGGGCTGTTTGCCTTCTTCAAACTGGTATGTCAAACCGCCAATTCTATATACCTTTAACATGGATCACCTCCGGGACGGCTCCAGAGAACCGCCCCTTATATGATGATTTACGCAGTTGCGATCTTGACGAACGCCGCCGGAACCCTGACAGCCTCGAGCAGTCTTTCCTCCAGGCGTACGGTTACGACGTTGTTCTGGAAGTCGTCCTCGTCGGAATTTGAAACCTCAACACGGAAGCCCTCTCCGGACTTGGTGACAATGGACGCACCAGCCTTGAATGCGCCGACGATTGCAGTTCCCTCAGTTACTGCATCGCAGGATGCAACGGTCATGCCCCAGATCGGAAGCGTTCCGTTGTAGCTTCCCTGACCGTATCCAGCGTATGCCGGGCCGCCAAGCAGATACTGTTTGTTGGCGTCTTTGGTCAGCAGTAAGGTCTGCAGATCTGCCGGGTTGATAAGGATTGCATCCGCATCATAACCAGTTGCGGTCTTGACGTTCGTCTTTGCCTTCAGGAGAGAGTCGAAGCTGACAGCCTCGGCGAGAGTCTGGATTCCGGAAGTCTTGGACAGCGTATCAACAAGATAAGCCTCTACAGCCTTATCATGTGCGAACACCCCACGGCCACGAACTGCGCTCTCCAGATACGGCACATCGTTCAGGAGTTCGTCGGTTTCCTTCAGGAATGCCGCAATCTTGACCAGTGCCGCTGTGGTGCTGGTATAGTTCGGGTGGATCTGATGCTTCTTTGCGCCCTCGGCAACAGTTCCGGACGCTCCATCAGTCGCGCCCATAACGAAATAGGTTAGAGCATTGCCGCTGATGGACTCAGTTCCGAAGATGGAACGAACAACGGACTCCGGCTTGATATCAACAACGGTATTGTCAACAGATACCACCTGTGCGCCGGTAGCAACGGACGTTGCAGCCTTGATCATGGTGGAAACGCTTCCTCTGTTTGCCTTCAGAGATGCAAGGTCAAGAGACTTGATTCCCTCGTTATTATTCATTTTGGGTTCCTCCTCAGTAGTCGGCTCATCGGTTCCGATTGCGCCGAGAATGTCATTCGCCTTCTGAGCGGCTTCTATGGCTGCATTGATCTGCTCAATAGCTGCTGCTACATCTTCTCCAGCCTTGACCGCTTCCGGATCTCCCTCTTCAATCTTCGGCTGAAGCTCTTTCAGTTCGGCGATCTTTGCCGCCTTCTTTTCAATCAGAGTCATGATTTAACCTCCGTAGAATACTTTTTGATAGTTGCCAGAAGCGCACCTTTCCGCTTTTCAAATGCTTCCGTCTGCTCCTTTGAAACTGCCGTTTCATTGGCTTTCGGTTCATCTGAGCCGCTCTCAGGCTCTTCTGTATCATCAAGCTCGCCAAGACATTCTTGAGCGAGCTGGATAATCTGCTTAAGTTTGTCCGCATCCTTTGCGGAATTACGCCTGCCGGACTTAATCTCTGTCACGACAGCATTCTGGTTTGCCGGAATCGGCACGATGGAAACCTCGAACAGGTCGAGTTTCCGAAGCTCATTTGCTTTTGTGCCGTCCTCCAGTTTCACGCTCCCCTCATCCTGCGTCTGGTAGGCGAAAGAGAACTGATAGATTGCGCCGGACTTGACCAGTTCTCTGGCTTTCTGCGCTCTCTCCGTATCGAAGAAATGAGCGGTCATGTGCGGCCCCTTTTCATCGTCTTCGATGCTGTCGACGACTCCGATGATGTCATCAACATCAAGGGAGTGGTTCCAGCAGAGAGGGAACGGATGTCCGGACTCCTCACGAGCCTTTAATGTCTCCGTGAACGCCCCAGGAGCGATGACATCGCCGTATGAATCAGCGACTCTGTCGTATGTAGAAAAATAACCGGAGATTTCCCCGGTCGAATCATCAATATCTGCTTTGAAATTCTTATACAGGCTCATATGTCTGCCCTTCTTTCCGTGATAGTACTGTTCGATTGCATCCAGTGTCCGCTCCGGTCTCCCGTCACGTCTTGCTCTTGCCATACACTCGTCATAGCCGGGGTCTATTTTTATAAATTCGGCATCGGCTTTTTCATACTTCTTTTTCTGCTCATCCGTCAGGCTTGTGTGGATTATCCAGGATTCAGCAGACGGATTTTCGACCGCCGTCTGGATGGCTCCGTCTCTGGCAGAGAATGCCGCCTGTTTCACGATGCCCTCCGCACCATGGCTCTCTTCAGCGCCGAGTGCAAGAGCAATTTTGTCATAATCCACAATCAGGTCTCGGGGCTGCGCATGGCTGCCAACGTATGTTGATTTACCGCCGCAGGGAGGACCACTTACAACATGTATCATTGCTTTACCTCCGTCAGATGATCACAATATCAACATGACAATTGCAGTTACAGGATTCATCTGCGTCCAAGTTATCATCCCCCGGCCACATCGCACCATTGCTGAACGGCTCCCCCATCGGGACTTGCTCACCGTCCATCATGGCGTGGCTCCCTCTTGGGTTCGGTCCGGTTACCCACTCCTTATACACCTGTCTAGTATCGCCCTCGTCCTGTGCCTGTCTGCACGATTCCTCAGTCGCCCATCCTGCCGCTGTCAAGGCAAGTGCTCCGCCGATCACAGCGGCATCAACACCGGCACGTTTGTCAAATACATCTTCCGGCGTATGATCTTTGTCTGCCTTAAGCAGTTTCTTATATGTTGAGTCGTTTATGATCCCGGCTCTCGCAACTGCCATCACCCTCAGATAGTTTCTGGTCCGGTCTGTATTGTAGGAATATCCAAGCTGCTCCGATGTTTGTTCACCGTGAGAGTCAGAAACATCATCCAGAACCGGCTCAATATCATCTGCCAGTTCCTTGTCCCATCGCTTCTTATCCCACCACTTCGCCGTCTTTGCTCCCATCTTCGGCAGTACGGATTTCTTCTGGCGTTCGAAAAATTTCTTCATAACGTCCGCCATCCGTTCATCTTCTTCTTTGGTCGACCTTGCCTTGATTCTCAGTTCAGACGGCTTTTCGTCTT